ATCACCAGAAACTTTAGTGTATCAACAACCCATACCTAATATGAAAGTTGATAAACTCCTACATAAAGAGTTTGATACTTCTAAATTAAATAAACATCATACTATGACACCTAACGGTGCGATATTTAGAACTGATAAGAAAGGTTTTCTTCCACAGTTAATGGAAGATATGTATAACACCAGAACTGAATACAAAAGAAAGATGTTGGAGGCTAAACAAGAATATGAAAACACTAAAGATAAAAAACTACTTAAAGACATTTCAAGATACAACAACATTCAAATGGCTAAAAAGATTTCACTTAACTCTGCTTATGGTGCAATCGGTAATGCATACTTTAGGTATTTCAATTTACTCATTGCTGAAGGTATTACTACGAGTGGTCAGTTATCTATTCGCTGGATTGAGTCTGCTCTTAATAGGTATCTCAATAAGACTTTGGGAACAGTCAAAGAAGATTTCGTGGTTGCATCTGATACCGATTCGGTGTACATTACATTTGACAGACTTGTTAATAAAGTGTTTAAATCACAGTCAGATGTTGGAAAGATTACCGACTTCTTGGACACTATCGCTAAGGAAAAGATTGAACCTTTTATTGATAAAAGTTATCAAGATTTGTCTGAATATCTCAACTGTCATTCCCAAAGAATGAATATGAAACGAGAAGTGATTGCAGATAAAGGTATCTGGACTGCAAAGAAAAGATACATTCTTAATGCGTGGGATATCGAAGGTGTTCGATACAAAGAACCACAACTTAAGATTATGGGTATTGAGGCTATCAAAAGTTCTACTCCTGCTCCTTGTCGTAAGAAACTCAAAGAAGGTATAAAAATAATTATGTCTGGTGATGAGAAAATGCTAAATACATTCATACAAGATTTTAGGAAAGAGTTTATGAATTTACCACCAGAAGATATTGCATATCCAAGAAGTGTGAACGGATTAAGTAAATGGTCTAATAGTGCAAACCTATTCAACAAGGGTGCTCCTATCCATGTGAAGGGTGCGATACTGTATAATCATCTTGTCAAACAAAAGAAACTAGGACACAAGTATCCATTTATTCAAGAGGGTGATAAGATTAAGTTTCTCAATCTAAAACTACCAAACAAGTATCAATGTACAGCTATGACCTTTATAACTAAGTTACCAAAAGAACTTGACATACACTCTCTAATAGACTATAATGTACAGTATGAGAAGAGTTTTGTTGAACCACTAAAGTTTATCTCAGACAAGATGAATTGGTTAATCGACAAAAGTTATGGAACACAAGGAACACTTGAGGATTTCTTTTAGTATGAGTAAAAAATATTTTAGATATAATTTAGATGATTTAGAAAAGTCTGCGAATCGTAAGTTATTCAATTACATATCATTCTTTGCTGGTGGTGGTGGTTCATCTGCTGGTTATAAACTAGCTGGTGGTGATTGTAAGTTTGTGAATGAGTTTCAACAAGTTGCAGTAGATACCTATCTTGCAAACTGGCCTAATACTCCTCATGTATGTGGTGATATCAAAAATGTAACTGGCAAACAGATTATGGAAATGACTGGTCTGAAAGAAGGTGAGATAGATATTCTTGATGCAAGTCCACCTTGTCCACCGTTCAGTATGTCTGGTACAAAACAAAAAGGTTGGGGTAAAGAGAAGACAGCATATGGTATGAAACAAAAGAATATAGAAGATTTGACTTGGGAAGTTATTCGTATTGCTGGTGAGTTAAAACCAAAAGTTATTGTTTGTGAGAATGTAAAAGGTTTGACTATGGAGTATGCAAAAGAACATTTGAATAGAATGGTTGCAGACTTTGAGAAGGAAGGTTACACAACTACATATAGAGTTCTGAAAGGTCACGAACAAGGTGTACCACAGAAGAGAGAAAGAGTGTTTATCGTGTCAATACGAAATGATGTGATGGACGATATTGGTATGCCGTTTATGTGTATCAATAATATATTTCCAGAACCAGAGAAAGAGTTTGCAAATATAAGAGATGCAATAGGTGATATACAACAAAACAATGAAAACGCAAGTCAAGCATATGAATTAGTAGAAGCTATGAAGAAGGGTGCGAAGTGGAAGTGGTTAAAGAGAATGCAAAAGAACCCAGATAGAGTTATGTCAGTTGGCGATGATGTCGTAGCTCCTTTCTATGATAAATTGATTGCACACAGAAAGAAGTGGGGTAAAACTATTCCTGAGAAAAAAATGTCTTTCTATCAATCAAGAAGAGTGCCATGGAAACAAGCATCTCACACATTATCAGAACAAGGGTTACAAACTTCTTTGGCTGTGCATTTACACCCAGAAGAAGATAGAGTATTTACAACTAAAGAATCTGCAAGAATAATGACACTACCTGATGATTATAAATTGACTGGTACACTAAATCAACAACTCGCAAGAATAGGATTGATGGTTGCACCAATCTGTATGAAGTATCTTGCAGATGAGATATATAAACAAGTATTGGAGCCGTACAATGAAGTACATAAATCTAAAGACTGATTTAGGTAAGAAAGAAACTTTTGAGAAATGGAATGGTAAGTTTCCAGATGATACTTCCTATGACCAAGTGATTCGTGTTACAGAAGATACTGCAATTATGAAACCAGTGGTATCACTTGATGGTTCTGATGTTCCTCTTGCGTATATAATTACAAATGCATATCCAGATGACGAAGTAAGAAATACATTAATGAGTATAGAAGATGTATCTACAATGCGTGGTAACTGTTCTGGCCCTATTGATAAAGAAGAGATGAAGAAGAAGGGATTGATAGAGGGTAAAGATTATATGTTAAGGTCACCTAATACATATCAAGTCAGAACTAAGAGTGGTGGTTGGGGTATGATTGCATACGCAAATGAAATAAACTCTGTGATGATTGGTTATAAAAGAGGAAGATTTACAGGTGCAATAGATTCTTCTGGTTGGGTTAAAGATAATCCAGAGAAGTTTGAGAAACTTAAAGACATATCAAAATACAATGAGATTGCATTTGACAAAGCAAATAATGATATCTATGCAAGACAAAAGATTTTTGCAGAGAGTTTCGTAGAACCACAACACAGAATGGGTATCTTTACAACTTACTCTGCAAATAGATATCACTCTGGTCAATCAAGTAAGATGTCTTTTCATGTAGATAGTGGTGATACAGAGATGGGTCTAACAACTATGTGTGTTTTTAGACAGGGTGACTATGATGGTGCATTTCTTACATTCCCAAGATACAAGGTTGCTATTGACGCACCTGATAACTCTGTGGTGATTGCAGATAGTTTAGAGGTACATGGTGTTACAGAGATTATTGGTAATGGTGAAAGATTTAGTTGTGTTGCATACATGGATTCAAGATTAGCTACAAAAGGTGTAGCTGGTAAGAGTGAGAAACTCATAGGTAAATATGCAAAGAAACAAATTGGAAACTTGGAAGACTTTATATGATGAAAGAACAATTTACAAAAATATATCAAGAGGAAAGATGGGGTAAAGGTAAAGGTTCTGGTGTGGGAAGTAGACCCAAATTTAACAAAGATTATATTACATTTTTAGAAAATTTTTTAAAAGATAATAATATAAAAAGTGTAATTGATTATGGTTGTGGTGATTGGCAATTCAGTCAGTATGTTGATTGGGGTGATATAGATTATCTTGGATTAGATATTGTAGATTCCGTTATAGATAATAACAAAAAACAATTCCCAAAATATTCATTCATATCTGATACAAATGTTTTTAATCATTTAAAAGGTAGAGAACTTATTATAATTAAAGATGTTATAATGCATTGGCCTAATGATGAGATTGTCAAGTTTATGGATAAACTCATAACTTATGATATAAAAATCCTTATGATAAATTGTTTTGGTCAATCAAAAAACAGAAGGATAAAAATTGGTGGACACTCCAGATTAGATTACGATAAACCTCCATTAAATATATACAATGGTAAATTAATATTTACATATAAAAATAAACAGGTAGTTTTAATATGAGTAATTTAGTATTTCAAGTAAATATAAAACCTAATAAAGTAAAAACATCTGGGAAAAAAAAATTTACTTATTCAAAAGAACTGTATGATTATTCTAATTTAAAAGCTAAAAAATATGCAAAGAAATATAATGCAGATTACTTTTGTTTAAGAAATACAGAGTGGTTAGGTAATTATGCACCATGTTATCATAAACTATATGTTTATGAATTATTAAAATATTATGATAAAGTATTTTATTTAGATAGTGATGCACTAATAACTAAAGACTGTCCTAATGTTTTCGAATTAAATGATTTCTCTGCAACTAGAGATTGTACAAACACTATAGCTGGAAATAAAAGAATAATAAGAAAAAATGAAATTCATAATTTATCATTGACACATGAATATTTTTGTAGTAGTGTTGTATTGTTTAATCAAAGATTTTATAAAAAGACTAAAAAACATTGGAAAGAAGAACTTAGTAAATGGAAAGATGTTAAGAATGCACAACACGACCAATCTGTTTTTAATGTGTTAGTTGCTAAATACTATGGTAAATATAATGTGTTAGATTATAATTGGGGTGCTCATTGGAAAAGGGGAAGGTATATAATACATTATGGAAATCCAAAACCTAAATTAGAATGGGAAAAAACAATAAAGAAATTTGACAAATTTGAAAGTCGTTTAGTATAATGAATCCACATATCTATAAAAATATACAAGGGTGGTTTAATAGTGGTCAAAGAAAACTTTATGAACATCAAGTAAGACATTGTGCAGATAAATCTCATTTTGTTGAGGTTGGTGCATGGAAAGGTAGAAGCTCAAGTTATATGAGCGTTGAGATACTTAATAGCAATAAAACAATTAAATTTGATGTGGTGGATACTTGGTTAGGTAGTGAAGAATCTGCACATAAAAAAGATTTAAGTATTATCAATAATACTTTGTACGAAGATTTTTTAGAAAATATTGAACCAGTTAAGAGTGCAATTAATCCAATCAGAACAACAAGCATTGAAGCAAGTAAATTGTACGAGGATAATAGTTTAGACTTTGTTTTTATAGATGCAAGTCATAAATATATTGATGTAAAAGAAGATATAATAAATTGGTTGCCAAAAGTTCGTAAAGGTGGTATACTAGCAGGAGATGATATTATTTGGGGTGGTGTTGAGAAAGCTGTAAAAGAGTTATTATCAGAATATCAAACTGCTCGTGAATTTTTTAATGTAAAACATAAAATGATTTGGATACATAAAAAATGAGAACAGCATTTCACCCAGCTAAGATAGGAGATATCATTTATAGTTTACCTGCTGTTCACCGTAGAGGTGGAGTGGAAGTTTATTATATCAAAAGACCAGAGGTTGCAGAATATCTAAAACCTTTACTTGAAGCACAGCCATATATTGGTTCTGTTGAATGTGGTAAAGAACCACCAGAAGATTGCACAATAGATTTCAATGCATATCAAAGTTTATATAGATTAATGATAAGACCAGACTTAATTAATCTAAACTGTTTAGCTGCAGGTGTAAGAACGCATCACTTTCCATTGAAACTTAGTGGTATTACTTTACATTCAAACCATGTTAAATATATGGACGGTCAGCATATTGATTTAGATAAACATAGAGATTTACAACAGTGGAGGCCACATCAGTCTTGGTTAACTAATATAGAACCAATACACAAATCAGATATTATCATCAATATGACAGAAAGATATCACGATTGGGATAACGATAAACACGACTTTAGATTCTTTGATTATACATTACTTAAAGACTATGATTGTGGATTTATAGGATTAGACAGTGAATATAAACTATTCTGTGATAGATATGGATTTGAACCTAAGAGAATACTTGTTAAGAACGCATTAGAAGTTGCACAGTATATATCTGGTTCAAAGTTGTTTGTAGGTGCAGTTAGCTCTGCTAAAGCAATCGCAGAGGGACTGAAACACCCTACATTGATGGAGATTAGTAAAGAATACCCAGATGATTTACCTAAACACAAACATGGCCATTACTTTATTAATAAAGAGTTGATAGAATATTATCTAAACAATGAG